CCCCGAAGGGGCCCCCGAAGGCCGCGCCGGGCTCGGATCGGACGCTGCCGGGCATCCCGAGCGACCCAGACGAGCTCGCCGAGGCGCCGCTGGCTCAGCTCGACTGGTGGGGCCTCGAGATCCGCGAGGCGTTCGAGCGGGCCAAGCTCGACGGGAACATTGCGGCGCAGGCGAGCTTGGCCGCGCGCGCCGTGGCGGTGCTCGAGGCGCGTCGGAAGGCGGCTCCGCCCGAGCAGGCGGACCCGAACGCGTACCCCGACCTCGTCGAGGCCGCGGAGCGCTGCAAGGCACTGCTGCGGCGGAGGCACCCTGCATGAGCGCCGACGCGGCCCCCATCGACGCCCTGCTCGCGGGGCTCACGCGCGAGGAGCTCGAGGCGCGCATCGTGGAGGCGTCCGTGGTGGAGCTCGCGGCGCTCTGGCACGACTGGCGAGCCTGGGCGCGACCAAAGCAGCTCCCGCCGGCTGGGGAATGGCGGTGGTGGGGCTTCCTCGGCGCTCGCGGCATGGGCAAGACGTGGAGCGTCTCGCGCTACGTGAACGAGGAGGTGAGCGCGGGGCGCGTGCGGTCCATCGGCCTCGCGGCGCAGGACGAAGCCAACTGCGAGCTGCTGCTCGTGAACGGCGCTGATGGGCTCATCGCCACGGCGCACCCGCGGAACCGCCCGGAGTACCACCCCTCCACGTTTCAGCTCGTCTGGCCGAACGGCGCGAAGGCGGACGTTCGCACGCCCGAGCGCCCCGGGAAGATCCGCGGGTCGAACTACGATCTCTTCTGGGCGACCGAGTTGCAAAGCTGGGGCTCGGCGACGCGGATGGAGGCGTGGAGCAACATCGAGCTCTCGACGCGCGTCGGGCTCGCGCGCATCGTGTGGGACTGCACGCAGCAGCGAGGGAATCCCCTACTCCGGCAGCTCCGGCGCGAGGCCGCGGAGAACCCCGAGTTGCACCGGCTCGTGGGCGGCACGATGGCGGAAAATGCCGCGAACCTGCGCGCGGGTTACGTGGCCGACATGTTGCGGCGCTACGAGGGCACGCGGAAGGGCCGCGAGGAGCTCGAGGGCATCGACACGGACGCCGAAGAGGGCGGCGCGACGGTGGCGCGCGGGGTCATCCACACGCGCCCGCTGCCCTCGCGGCTCCGGCGCCGGCTGCTCGCGGTGGACAACGCGACCACGGCGAGGCGGCGCAGCGACACCACTGGCATCGTCGAGGCGGGGCTTGGGCACGACGGACAGGCGTACGTGATCGCCGACCTCACCGGGCGCTACCCGCCGGGCGTGTGGGCCGCGCTCGTGGTTGACCGCTACCTCGCGGGCGGGTGTGACTGCGTGGTCGTCGAGACGAATGCGGGCGGGGATCTCGTGGCGCAGAACATCCGCAGCGACGCGACGCCACGAGGGATCGCCGTCGTCGTGCTGGACCGCGGGCAGGCGCCTCCGCCGCACAACCCGAGGATCATCTATGTGCGCGAGGTGCGAGCGAAGGGCGAGAAGTCGCGGCGCGCCGAGCCGGTGGGTACCGCCTACGAGCGCGGGCGGGTGTCGCACGTCGAGGGCGCAGAGCTCGACTCGCTCGTGGACACGCTGACGACGTGGGAGCCAGGGCCGCACGCGACGAGCCCGGGCGACCTCGACGCGCTCGTGCATGCGATCGTCGAGCTGCTCGGGCTCACGGCGAGCGGTGCGCCGCGCGAGACCGTGGCCGAAAACCTAACCGACGAGGTGACACCGTGGGCCCTGTGATCCTCGCTGCGCGGTTCGGCGATCCGGCGCTCGTCGCGCTGATCGAGCAGTCGCCGGACGGCGACACGCTGCGCGCGCTGGAGCATTCGGCGCCGTCGCTGTCCTACCCGGAGATCGCCGCGTGGTTCGTCGGGCTCGCTGACCGCTTCTCGGCTGCGCTCGTGCTCGACGCGACGAGCGTAGGGCGCCCGGTGATCGACATGTGCCGCGCGCCTGAACGCAACGTGGTGGCCGTCGTGGTGACCACGGGGACGAACACCAGCCAAGACCCGGTGGGCTACTGGCACGTTCCCGAGCGGGCGCTTGTCGCGTCCGTGCGGGTGGCGATGCAGGGGGCGCGCGCGCGGCTGCGGGTGCCCGCGGCGCTGCCGCTCGCAGAGCCGTTCCTCGAGGCGTGGCTGTCCGGGGCCCACGAACTCGACATCGTGCAGGTGGTCGCGCTCGCGCTCTGGTGGTCGGCTCGCTGCCCGCCGAAGTCCGCCCCGACGCAGGTGGGCGAGGCCGAGGCGCTGAAGGCTCGGATCCTGCGGGAAAACTCTTCGAGGCTGCGAGCGGCGCGAAAGAAGCCGTGGTGACGAGATGGAGGTATGAAATGCTGGAATTCCTGACGACCGAGACCGTGACCAAAACGAAACGCTGGCGCCTGCTCGTCGTCGAAACGACCGAGTGCGGCCCGGCCGGCGGAGCGCGCTCGGCCGCAGAAGGCGACCTGCGCGCGCTCGGCTGGATTCCCCGCGTAGAGCACGAGGCGGAGTGCGAGCGGCTCAAGGCGGCGCTCTCACCGTTCGCGCCGACGCTGGAGCGCGAAGCGCGCATGCGCGACGAGCAGGCAGTCATCGCGGCAGCGAAGGTGTGGGCCGCGCCTGGCGGCAGCGGCGCCGCCTCGCACACCCCGGAGGCGCGCCGCCTCTGCGCGGCGGTCGATCGGCTGACCGGCGAGAACGGGGCCGGCGGGCGATGACCGCCCCAGCGCCGCGCCGCCGGTTCCGCGCGTGACGTGGGAGTGCAACGGGTGCGGGGCGTGCTGCCGGGCGCTGGCCACGGGGCTTCTGTCCGACCCTGAGGCCGCGCGCGCGCTCGACTCGGGCGACGGCGTGTGCAGGCACCTCGAGCGCGCAACGAACCGGTGCACGATCTACGAGACGCGGCCGGCGTGCTGCCGCGTGACGCCCGCGCACGCCCCGGAGGCGCTCGTGGAGGGGTGTCGTGTTCTCCGGCTGGCAATCTTCCGTGAGGTGTGACAAACAATGTCCTACCTATGCCGGTCGTCGTTCGCGAAGCACGAGAGACGGACACCGCCTATCTGGCGTCGACGATCGCCCGTTCCGGCGAGTTGCCGGGGCGCCGGCATCTCTGCACGGACTGCGCGCGGACGATGCTTTCCGCCTGGAAGGCCGGCGGGGGCGTGCGCCTCGTCGCGGTAGACGAGGCGGATCCTGACGCGATCATCGGCTACGTGTGCGCCGCGCCGCCGGTGCTGCATCACGTCTACGTGCGCGCGGAGTTTCGCGGGCAAGGCGTCGCGAGGAAGCTCTTCGAGGCGCTCTCGGGCCCCTGCGAGCGCGTGAGCCTGCCGTTTCGGGGCGCGCGTCTGGGGGCCGCGTGAGCGCGCTCGCCTGGCTGCAGACCATCGTAGCTGTCCGGGCGCGGGGCTCGTCGTCGTGTCACTTCGGCCCGCCGCTCGTGCTGCGGCCTGACGGCGGCGTGGAGATCGTCGAGCCCGACGGGTCGGCGGTCGTCGTGACGCCGGCCAACGTCGCCGCCTACCCTCGCGCGGCTCTTTCGGCGGGCGGAGAGGTGGCGTCTCCCGTCAAACCTCCCCTCTCAGCGGGAGGCGTTGCCTCTCCGCCCGTCGACCCGCGTCGCGACAAGGGGCGCCGATGATGCCCTTCGTCCGCTTCCGCGTGCTGCGCCTGCGCGCCTCTGGCGTCGCGCGCATGATCGCCGCGGTGCTGCCCGCGCAGCGGCGAGATCCGCTCGAGGGTCTCGAGCTTGCCTTGCGCACGATTCACGGGCGGGGGCGCCGGTGAGCCTCGACGAGCTGCGAGCCGCTGTGGCCGTGATGCGCGAGCTAGGCGTGCGCCGGTTCGGCGAGATCGAGCTCGACGCGCCGCCGCGGGCGCAGGTGGACCGCCCCGTCCCGCTGACGCCGGCCGAGGCGAAGAAGCGCATCGAGGAGCACAACCGCCGCGTGCTCTTCGCGGCTACCGGCGTGATGCCGCGCGAGGACGGATGACCCGCCGGGGCCGCGCCGCGCGGTGGTACGACGACGAGTGCGAGAACCGCTCGGGCGCTGCGTTCGCCGCGGTGAAGGCTGCGCGCGATCGCGACGGTGCTCGTCGCCGGCGCGCGGTCTGGCACGCCTGCCTTTACGGCGACGGTGGCACCGAGCAGCTTTCCAGCGTCGTGAGCGCGTTCGGGCCGAAGAGCCTTCAATTCAACGTGGTTCGTCGGAACGTCGACACGACGCAGGCGAAGATCGCGAAGGCCCGCCCGCTCCCGCTCGCGCTCACGTCGGGCGGCGACTTCCGCCAGCGTCGCCGCGCGCAGAAGCTCTCGAAGTTCTTCTCGGGGATGTTCGACGAGCTCAGCGTCTTCGAGACGAGCGAGCTCGTGGCCCGCGACGCGCTCATCTTCGGCACGGGGATCAGCCACACGTACCGCGAGGACGCGCAGATTCAGCATGAGCGCGTCTTGATCTGGGAGCTCGACGTAGACCCTGGCGATGCGCGCTACGGGCGCCCGCGGTGCCTGTACCGCCACCAGTGGCGCGACCGCGCCGAGGTCTCCGCGCTCTACCCCGAGCACGCCGACGCCGTGTGGAGCGCGGGGACCACGACCTTCAACGACGACCCGCTTCGCGACCGTGAGAGCCGCTCCGACGAGGACACGGTGCTCGTGCTCGAGTGCTGGCGACTGCCCACGAGCGAAGGCGCTGGCGACGGCCGGCATGTGATCTGCGTGAGCGCTGCGGGCGGGCTGCTCCTCGATGAGGAGTACGTCTACATGGACGCGCCCTTCACGCTGCTGCACTGCCTCCGGCCGCTCATGGGCTACTGGGGCGACGGCTTCGGGCACATCCTTGAGGGGATTCAGTTCGAGCTAAACCGCGTCGCGGCGAAGGTCCAGGATTCCGAGTACATGATGGGGAGCTACATCCTCGTCGACGACAACAGCGGCGTGGAGGTCGAGCACCTCGACAACGGCGTTGCGACCGTGATCCGCACGAGCGGAGGCGGGGCGCCGCCGCAATGGGTCTCTCCGCCGGCGAACAGCCCGCAGACGCTGCAATACCTCGAGCAGCTCCGCGGGACGTGGAGCTACGAGGAGAGCGGCACGAGCGCGCTCTCCGCGCAGTCTCGCAAGCCCGCGGGGCTCGATTCGGGCGCGGCGCTCCGCACCTTCAGCGACATCGAGTCAGAGCGCTTCGTGCTGCTCGGCAAGCAGTACGAGCGCTACCATGTGGCGCTCGCGTGGGCGATTTACCGGCTTGCGACGGAGATCGCCGAGAGCGGTACCAAGCTCTCTGCGAAGGCCACCTACCAGCGCCGCGTGGACCGCATCGAGTGGGCCGAGGTGAAGCTTGACCGCGCGGATCTCGTGCTGCGGTCCTACCCCACGAGCGCGCTCTCGCAGGACCCCGCCGAGCGGCGCGCCGAGCTCGCCGAGTGGGTGAACAGCGGCTTCATCCCGCCCGAGATGGCGCGCGCGCTGCTCGAGTTTCCCGACCTCGAAGAGTTCCAGCGCGTCGAGGATGCGCCGCGGCAGCTCATCGAAGACATCATCTGGCGCCTACTCGACGCCGACCTTCGCGACGACGACGCGGTGGAGCTGCTCTACATCGCGCCGCAGCCGAGCTTTGACTTGGCGCTCTGCGTGCGCCTCGGCTCGCTGCACTACGCGCGCGCGCTGCTCGACGGCGCCGCGCAAGAGAACCTTGACCTCCTGATGCGCTTCGTGACCGACGCGCAGCAGATGATTCCTCCGCCCCCGAACATGCCGATGGCGCCGCCCGAGATGGCCCCACCGCAACCCCCCGCAGGATGACCCAGGAAGCACCGTCCGCACCGACAGCACCAAGCACACCCACGACCCCCGAAAGTGCGCCAGCGCCCGCCTCAGCGCCCGCTACGCCTGCGCCCTCCGGGGCAGGCACGATGGTCTCGATTCAAGAGGCGAAGCTGGAAGCGCTCCGCCTTCGCAACGCCGAGCGGAAAGCTCGCGTCGCCGAGCAGAGCGAGCGCGCGAAACAGCTCGACGCCCGCGAGGCCGCCGTCCGCGGCTGGAATGAAAACCCGCTCGAGGGCATGCGCGCTCTCGGCGTGGAGCCAAAGGCGGCACTCGAGGCGCTCGTGCGCGAGGCCGAGCTCGCCGGGACTCCCGCGGGCGAGATCGCAGCCATGCGCCGCGAGATGGCCGCAGAGCTCGCCAAGCGCGACGCGGAGCTTTCCGCGCTGCGTGAGGCGGAGGCCGCGCGTAAGGCCGAGGCCGAGGCACGGCAGGCCGAGGCACGGCAGGCGGAGGCGAGTGCCTCTTTCCTGGCGCAACCGGCGCTCGAGGCGCTGCGCGGGCGGTGGAGTGACGCCGAGCTCGTGCAGCTCGGGAATCACTACGCCGACCAGTTGAGCGCGGGTGGTCGACATGTCACGATGCAGCAGATCGCCGAAGCAGTCGGCGCCGAGTGCCAGAAGTGGGCGAGCCGATTCGCGCCTGCGACCGAGGTCCAGCCGACCGCACCGGCAGCGCCGCGCACGACGAACGGGGGGCGCCCCAGCACGCTAACCACGAAGGGCCTGGAGTCGGCGCCGAAGCGCGCGCTGACCTTCCACGAGGCCGTCGCGCTCGCCAAGCGGCGAGGCTGAAGGATTCATCATGACTGCTGCAACCACGAGCAACGTTGCTTCGATCTTCAAGGAAATCTGGCTCCCCGGGATGGAGAGCCAGTTCTATCCGACCGAGTGCCCGGCGTGGGCCCTCTGCCCCAAGACCAAGGACTGGGACGGCACCATTCTGCACGCCACCGCCGGCATCGGCGGCATGAACGGCGTGTCCTCGACTTTCGCTCGCGCGAAGGCGAACCAGTCGCCGAGCCTCGGCGTGGACTTCCAGGTCACGAGCGCCGACCGCTTCGCCCTCTGGTCCATCGACCACAAGGCCATGCACCTCGCGCGGAACGAGCGGGGCCGGCAAGTCGAGCTCGTCGCCGACCAGACGCACGCGGCCATGGAGCGGCTGATGCTGCGCCAGGCGTCGACCATCCACGGCGGCGTCGGCCAGGCCGTGGGGCGCATCGCCACGGGCGGCATCTCCGGCAGCACCATCACCCTCGAGGACCCGCAGACAGCGAAGAACTTCGAGGAAGGCGACATCATCTATCTCTCGGCGAACGACGGCAACACGAGCACCGACGCGCTGCTTGCGGGCGCCGGGTTCAGCGTCGTCACCATCGACCCCGACGCCGGCACGCTGCTGATGAGCGCCGGAATCGTGGCGACCTTCGCCGCCGCCGCCGCGGGAAACTACCTGTTCATCGACGGCGATTTCCAAGCCGGCTGCGCTGGCTTCGAGTCGTGGAATCCGCTGGTGGTTCCCTCGGCGAGCTTCTTCGGTGTGCCCCGCAACACGGGCAACATCACGCGCAAGGCCGGCATCCGCAAGGACGTCTCGGCGACCGTCGGCGCGGTGAACAAGATCCGCAAGGCGCTCACGGCGGCGAGCGCGGCGGGCTCGAAGTTCACGCACATCTTCGTTGACCCCGAGTTCTACTCGTTGCTCGACGGCGAGCTCGGGAACAACGTGCGCTACGTCGACAAGCCCGCCATCTCGGCGGACGGCGGCGAGACCACCATCGGGTTCACGGGCATCAAGTTCACCCAGCACGGCGGCGCGCCGGTGGAGATCTACCCCGACGCCTACGCCCCGCTGAACGTCGCGCGCGGCGTGAACTACGGCCCCGCCGGGTTCCGGTGGGTGAGCGCGGGTGACTTCCCGATGTGGCTCACGCCCGACGGGAAGCCGATCATGCACTCCCTCGAGGGCACCAACGCCATGGAGGGCAGGGCGGGCGGATACGGCAACTACGTCACCAAGCGCCCGCTCGACATGGGCCGGTTCAAGCTCGCCTGATGAAGGGCGGACTGCTCGCCATCCTCGAGAAACCGAGGAAGGGCGAAAGCGACGACATGGAAGAGGCTCCGGAGAGCTCCGAGGGCGACACGAGCGGCGAGAAGAAAGACGCGATGCGCGACTTCCTCGACGCCATCAAGGCCGACGACGTGGACGCGGCGACGCTCGCCGCGGAGCGCTTCGTCATGTGCTGCCACGACGAGGAGTGAGATCCCATGGCCCGCTCGAGGACGCTGACAGAGATTGCTGACGAGGCGTATCGGCTTGCCGACGCTGAGGGCATGACCGCGCGGCATCCTCGGGCGGATGTGGTCCGCTGGACAAACAAGGGCCTCGCCGAGCTCTACGACCTGCTCGTGAGCGCGCGGGGCCTCGAGTGGTACCGCGCGAGCACCACGATCGCGCTCGTCGCGGGGACCACCGACTACGCGCTCCCGGCGGCGTTCTACGCGCTCTTGGGCGCGCGCATGCTCGACGGTGGCGCGCTCTTGCCGATGTCGCAGGGTGCAAGCGCCGAGCTGCGAGACGGCTACATGCAGGGCGGCGCTGGGCCTCGGCTCTACCAACTCGCCGGGGCGAACATCACGATCCTACCGGTGCCCTCGTCGGGCTCGCTGGTGCTCGACTACGTGCCCGCGTTCGTGGACCTCGCCGACGACGGCGTTGCCACGTTCGACGGCGTCAACGGCTGGGAGACCTACGGATCGATTTTCGCGGCTCGGCTCATGTCCATCAAGGACAGCGACGAGACCAAGCTCGCGATGCTCTCGGGCGAGCTCGCGGGGATGGCGCAGCGGGTGCGCGGGCTCGCTCGCAAGCGCGACGTGAGCGCGCCGACGCGCGTGCGTGACGTGCGCGGGATGGCGGCCCACGCGAGCGCGAGGCGCTGGCGATGAGCGAGGTATTCCGGCAGGGGCGGTTTGTGCGCGAGGCCGCGGAGCCGGTGCGCGCAGAGCGGTTTTCTGCGGACACGCAGCCCGAGCAACTGGTCAAGCAACTCTCCTCGCTGCAGGCGATGGCGATCGAGGCGACCGAGGCGTCACGCCGGAACCGCTCGAATGCAAAGCGGACCTTCGAAGATATCGCGTGCGGCACCGCCGGCGCCACGGTGGTCCTGCAGCACAACCTTGGCCAGCGCGCGCGGTGGCGTGTCGTGGACTGGCGCAGCACGCTCGGCGGCGGCGGCGTGGCGCTGGAGCGCGCGCTGACGGGCAACGACGACAACACGTTGACGCTTCAAAGCTACGTGGCCGGCGTCGCAACGATCGAGGTGGAGTGATGCCGCTCGTGAGGCAAGAACTGGACATCCCGCTTGTGGCCGGCCTCGCGCAAGGCCAGCGGCAGGAGAGCCTCGACCCGCTCGCGGGATTCGGGACCCTGGACAACACGGTGCAGGAGCGCGGCGGGGCGTACACGAAGCGCACGGGCGATGTTGCGCTCGCGGCTACTTCGGCGACCGCGGCAATCGGCGTGCACGGACACCGCAACGCGGTGCCGCTGTTGCTCGATGGCGTGAACCTGCATGTCTACGGCGGCGGCGCCTGGGCAAATCGCGGGCGTGCGCCGAACATGGCAGTGCAGCGCACCGCGCTCACCTCCTCCGGCGTGGCCGGGTACATCGGCAACGCGCCGGTGAAGGGCGCCGCGTCCCCGGTGCTCGACACCGCCGCGGCGAACGGCGTCGTGGCGGTGGTCTATGCCACGCTGACTGGGCTGATGGCGGCGTGCTACGACGCGACCTCGAAGGCGCCGCTGCACGGCCCGGTGCAACTGCACGCGCTGATTGGTACCCTTCCGTACCTCGCGAGCCTGCAGGTAGAGGCCACGGTGGTCGGCGTCGGCAACACGCTCGTGGCGGTCTGGCGCCGCATCGCGTGGCCCGCGGCGGTGCCAGAGGATGCGATGTGGTTCTCCACGCTGGACACGACGAACGTGTCCGGCGGATGGACCGCGCCGGTCCAACTGATTGGCGCCGGCGTCCTGTCACTGCTCGTGACCGGGCTTACGACAATCAACGTGCGCCCGAGCGTCGTGGGGCTGTCCACGCGCTTCGTGCTCGCTGCCCGCGACGTTGCGGGCACAATCACGGTCTGGAGTTACACCACGGCCGGAGTAGGTACCGCCGTCGCTCAGCCGCTCGGCCTGATGCAGCCGCTGACGTATCACGTTGCTGGCAACGAGACGACCGTATGGCTTGCAGGCTCGCAGGGCATCCTTGGCGGAAATGTCGACCTTGTGGCGGTCGACGCCGCAACTCTCGCACCAAGCGGCGCGGTGATGGTCGGCGCGTGGCTGGAGCAGAAATACGCGGGCCAGGTCGAGCTATCCGAGTTGCAGGGAATCGTGACCACGGGCGCCAAGTCGTGCCTGATGGTGGTGGGCAATCGCTTCGAAAACGCAGCGCCGCCCGAGATGCGCCAGGGATACCTGGGATGGCGAAAGTACACGATTGACGGCGGCGGCAATGTGGCCCCGAGCACGGGGGCGAGCACCGCATTCAACCTGCACCCGTTCGCGCGTCCGTGGGTGTCCGGCGGGCGTGTCTACGTCGTCGCGACGCCATACGACACCTTCAACGCCCCGAGCAGCGCTGACCAGTTCGTCCGCAATTGGCAGAAGTGTCTATTTGTGCTCGATGTGACCGACGCGCGTACGCTTGATGGTGACGTGCTCCCGGTGGCCAACGTGGCACCGCGGACGTGCGCAGCCAACTACGGGTTCCAAAGCGAGCTGTGGTGCAAACAGATGCCGACGCTGCCCAGCGGCGCGGCGTGTCTCGCGGTGCCCATCCTGCGCTCCGGCGCGGGCGTCGAAGGGATCGATCTCGTGGAGTTCGCGCCGCAGACTTCGAGCACGAGCGCCGAGGTCGGCGGCGCGCTCGTGCTGAGCGGCGGTGCGGCGTGGAGCTACGACGGATCGCGCCCGCTCGAGGTGGGGTTTCTGGAGACGCCGCGTGTTCGCCAGGAGACGCCCGTCGCTACTGGCCTCACGGGGAGTTTCAGTTACACGGCGGTGTACGAGCACGTGGACGCAGCCGGGAACACGCACCAGAGCGCGCCGGCGGCGCCGCAGATCGCCGTGCTGGGAAACCAGAAGGCGGTGCTGAGCATCACCACGACGAACGCGACGCACCGCCAGATCCTTGGCGCGACAGCGGACCGCGTACGCATCGTGGTCTATCGCACGCTCGCCTCCGGGAGCACGTATTACCGCCTGGTGGACCTGGAGAACAACGATCCGGGCAACGCCGCGTGGCAGCGTGGATACACCTCCTGGACGGACGCGCTGCCCGACGTGGACCTTGCCACGCGCGCGCGCCTGTATACGCAGCCTGGCACCATAGGGTCGAGCCTCCCGCGCGTGGCGCCTCCGTCGCTGCACCCCGTGGTCCAGCACGGCGATGTGGTGGCCGGCATCGGCGACACGGGCCGGCGGATCTGGTTCTCTGCGCCTCGCGTGGACGGGGAGGGTATTTGGTTCTCCGACGCGATGGTTGTGGACGTGGAGGACTCTTCGCCGCTGGTGGCGCTGGCGTCGCTCGACGGGCGGCTTTACGCGTTCAGCGCGACCGGGGTTCACGCCATCGATGGGAGCGGCTTCGCGGAGAACGGAACGGGCGGGTACAGCCTGCCGCAGCGCCTTTCGGCAGACACGGGATGCATCGACGCGCGCAGCGTGGTGAGCACGCCGGCCGGCGTGCTGTTCCAGTCAAGCGCAGGGATCGCGCTGCTGTCCCGCGCGGGACAGGTGACGCTGTTTGGCGGTGCGGTGCTGGATACCCTCGCGGCGTACCCAACCGTCCAGGCGGTGGCGCTCGACACGGCGAACGGGCGCGCGCTGTTTCACTGCGTCTCGGTGGGCGGCGCGGGCATCGTGTTGGTGTACGACTGGCAGGCCAACGCGTGGACTACGGCCACGCGATACAGCACTCCGAGCGTGAAGGGTGCTTGTACGATCGGCGATGTGGTGCACGTCGCGACTTCGGGCGCGACGGTGTATCGCGGAGACGCGGCATATACCGACAATACGGTATGGGTCGGGCAGACCATCGAAACGGGATGGATCAAGTTTACCGGGCTGCAGGGCTATCAGCGGATCTGGCGCGTGCTGCTGCGCTTCGTGCGCAAAAGCCCGTTCGGGCTGCGCGTGAGCTTCGCGTATGACTACGACCCCACGTACACCTCGCACACGTTCACCGAGCTGCAGGTACAGGACGCGGCGGGCACCCTGGAGCTCGCGCCGGCGCGCCAGCGGTGCCAAGCGCTGCGCGTGAAGATCGAAGAGCTGGAGCCGGCTGGCATCGGCACCGGGCAGGGGCTCGAGCTGACCGGGATTCGAGTCGTGTGGGCGAAAGAGTCGCGGACGCCGTTCGCGAAAGGAGCGAAGCGATGATTCCTCTGCTGATTGCTGCAGGTGTGGGCGCGGCGGCCGCGGGCGCGGGCGGCGCGGCTCTCGCGGCGTCGCGAGACCGCTCGAGCGGCGGCGGTGCGTTCGGCGGGTGGGTCGACGCGAAGGGGGAGCCGGTCCCCGAGGGCACGCCGGGAGCGCGGCGCGCGGGTGGGTACGACGCGAACGCCTACAACTACTCGAACGCCGGGATGAGCGCTTACGAGCGCCAGAAAATGTACGACGCGCAGGCGGAGGCGGCGCAGAAGCGCGAGGCCGCGCAGGCGAACTACAGCGCGGCGCAGGGGGTGCTTTCGCAGGGAGGCGGCGACCAGGCCGAAGCGATCGCGATGCACCGAGAGGCGGCCCTTGGAGGCGCGCCGAGCGTCGCTCAGAAGCAGCTACAGATGGGCCAGGACGCGGCCATGCGCAGCCAGGAGAGCATGCGCGCGAGCGCGCGTGGCGCTGCTGGCGTGGCGATGGCGGACTACGGCGCGGCGGCGAACATCGCCGCAGGACAGCAGCAGACGAGCGCGCAGAGCGGGCTTCTTCGGGCGCAGGAGATGGCTCAGGCGCGCGACGCGCTCTCGGGGGCCACATCGGCGGCGCGCGCGCAGAACCTGCAGCAGGGCGCCACGATGGGCGGTTGGGAGCAGTACAACGCGGGCCTGCAGATGCAGCAGCGCGAGGCGAACGACCGCCGAGACGCGGCGATGCGGGCGGCGGCCGAAGGCGTGTCCACGCAGCAAGCGCAGATGCAGATGGCGAACCAGGCGGCGCTCCAGCGGGCGTACGAGGAGCAGCAGGCGCGCGAGGCGGCGGCGCGCGCCGGGAACAACGCGGCGAACGCGCAGACGGTCGGCATGGTCGTGGGCGGGCTGAGCGGAGCGGCGAACGCGATGGGCTCGGCGTACAGCGGGGGCGGACCCACGAAGGTCCCGCCGACAGGGGGTAAGTGATGGGCTACACGCCTGGACAGCTCGACGCGGTTTCTCGCTACCTCGGTCTCCCCCAGGGCTACGCGCCCGCGGGGATTCCGCCGGCGGCGCCCACGGTGGTGATGCCCACGGTGGAAGTGGGCCCGGCGCTTCCGGCGCCGATGCCCGTGGTCGTGCCGCAGTCGGGGACTACGGCGCCTATGCCCGTGGTGAACCCGGACGCGGACGCCCTCTCGCGGCAGCTCGGGCTTGCGCCGGCCACGCGCATGCCGGTGGTCTCCCCCTCGTCGCCCATCGCCCCGCAGAGCGTCGGGCTGCAGCTCCCTCCGGGCATCGCGCCCGCGGGGACCACGCCCGTGGTGATGGCTCCCACGCCGCCGAACGCCGTCGCGGCCCCTCCGGCTCCGGTGGCCCCGCCCGCCCCCGAGGCGGGCCCGCCAGCGCCTGCGCCGGCGCAGGCGTACCAGGCGGCGCCCCCGAGGCCCGCGGCCCCGTCTGGGCCATCCTGGACGCAGAAGCGACGCGCCGACGAGCAAGCCTACCTCGCGAGCATCGGCGACGAGCGCTCTGCGATGGGGCGTGCGAACGAAGCGGGCGCCGTGGTCCGCGACGAGGACGCGCAGGCCGAGGCGCGGCTCGCGCGGCAGAAAGAGGAGTACGCCGCGAACGAAGCGAGCTTCCAGCGCGACGAGGCGGCGGCACGCGACGCGTTCCGGGCGCAGACGCAAAAGCAGATCGACGAGGTTCGGAACGCCACGATCGACCCCGGGCGCCTGTACCGCGACAGCGGCGCGCTCACCGGCGTCATGGTGGGAATCGGCGGGGCCCTCGCGGGCATGGCGTCGGCCCTGAACAAGTCGGATCCCGACGCCTTCACGAAGGTCATCCAAAGGCACATCGACCGCGACGTGGACGCGCAGGTCCGCGGGCTCGCGCAGAAGAATGCGGGCATCGCGGACCGGAATACGATGTACGCGCAGCTCGTGGCCGACAACCGCGATGCGGTGCTCTCTCGCGCGCAGACCACGGCGGCGATGCTCGAGAGCGCCCGCGGGATGGCGGCGGCCGAGAACAAGCGGCTCGGCACGCCCGAGGCGCAGGCGCGCTTTGAGGCGCTCGACGCGCAGCTTGCGCAGCGGCAGGCGCAGGAGCACGCGCGGATCGACGGCGCCGAGGAGCAGGCGGCGGCTCGCGCGATGCAGGCGCTGGCGAATGCTCGTGCGGAGGCGCAGCGGCGCGCGGAGGCTCGCGCGGATAAGATGCGGGAGTTCGGGCTCAAGCTCGAAGGGCTCCGCCTCGAGGACAAGAAGATCGAGCTTGAGCACGGCGACGGGGCGAACAAGCCCAACGGACCCAATCAGACGTTCGTCGCGGTCGGCAAGGACGAGGCCGGCAACCCGACCGGCTACCACGTGCGCGACGCGGAGACGGCGAAGAAGCGTACAGACGACCTCGCGACCGGGCGCGCGCTGCTCAAGATGTACGACCAGATCATCAACAACCGCGAGGCCGAGGGGAAGATCGGGCGCTTCACTTCGCGCGGTGAGGGGAGCCCGCTCGGTACGCCGAAGTGGAAGACGGACAACGCCGTCTTGGCCAAAAAGGTCATCCTCGCCGAGAAGAACATCGACAAGCTCGGCGCGCTCTCCGGCTCCGACATGGCCCTCGAGGATCTCGGCGACGTGAATGCCGATGATGTCCTCGGGGACACCACAACGGACCGGCTCCGGATGCGGCGCAAGCTCATCGAGGACAACTTGAGGCTGGCCGAGCAGGGCGAAGCGGGCACGAGGACTCGCAAGGTCGTAACCCCTGGCGGGCGCGCGGCGTTCGTCCCGCTCGACGGCCCCGCGAACGCGCCGAACAACCCCAAGGCCGTGAAGCGGAACCCGCTGCAATGACCGAGCCCGCACAGGTCGCGATCGTCGACGAGGACGGCACCGTTTCGACGGTCGCCGCTGGCGACGTTGCGGCCGCGAAGCTCGAGGGCGCACGCGTCGCGTCACAGGGCGAGATCGACAAGGCCCACTACCGCGGCGGGCTCGCGGGTGCGGCGGCGACGGCGGACGCGCTCCAGCGCGGCGCGACGTTCGGCGGGGGCGACTGGCTGCAGGTCGAAGGCGCGCGGCTGCTCGGCGGCGAGGATGCTGCCGACCAGATGCGGCAGAAGACGACCATCCTGCGCGACAATTTCGCCGACACCACGGGCATGGCGGAGATCGCCGGCGGCTTCCTGCTGCCGGTCCCCGGCGGCGGCGTGGCGAAGGGCGTCGCGGGCGCCGTGGGCAAGGGCCTCGCGGGCGTGGCAGAGCGCGCGGGGATGCGTGGGCTCGCGAGCGTCGCGGAGCACGTCCTACCGGGGGCGCTCGGCGCGGCGTACGAGGGCGGGGTGATGGGCGTCGGGCAGGCCATGTCGGAGGCCGCGCTCGGAAATCACGATCTCACGGCCGAGCGGCTTTTCGCGCACGCGAGCAAGGGCGCGCTGCTCGGCGGGGCGATCGGGACCGGCCTGCACGTCGGCGGCGCGGCTGTCGGGCGTGGGCTCGCGCGGGCCGGAGAGGGCGCCGTTGCGCTCGCCGAGCGGGGCAGCGTGTTCGCGGAGCGCGCCGGGGCCGGCCTGGAGAGCGCCACGGCACGCGCGGGCGAAGGGCTCGTCGCGGGCGTGGAGCAGCTCGGCGCGGGCGCTGCGGGTCTCGTGCGGCGCGAGGGCGAGCGCGGGGCAGTGCTACTCGAGCGCGGGGGCTCGGAGCTCGCACGTGGCGTGGAGGCCGGCGGCGAGCGCCTCGCGGAGGTGGCCAGCCACGCGCGGGTGACCGAGGCCGCCGAGGCCGCGGCGCGCAAGCTCGAGGGCCTGACGAGCGAGGGCGTGCTCTCGCGCGCGAAGGGGCTGGCCGACGAGGAGGCGTTCCGCGCGCTCGGGGGGAGCGGCGGGGCGAACGCGCGCGAGGTCGGGGCGATGCTGCGCGAAGAGGGCATCGTGACGGCCACGAGCTCGCGCACGACGCAGGCAGCGAAGGTCGAGGCGAAGCTCGCGAGCGTGGGCGAAGAGCTCGAGGGCCTCCAGCGGCAGGCGGCGAAGGGCGGCGAGGTGGGGGAGCAGATCGCGACCGCGCAGGCCAAGCAGGCGCTGCTGCGCGATGCCCTCGCGGCTTCCGAGGCCGGCGCAGCGAAGGCCGCGCCGCGCTCGGTTGGTGAGCTCGCCGGGATGGGCGCGCTCGCGGTCGCGCATCCGGGCGCGGCGCTCGCGCTCGGCGCGGGGAAGGTCGCGCGGGAGTACCAGGCGAACCTCGCCAGCGCTGCGTTGGGACACGTGTCGAAGATCGAGAACATCACGGCGATCACCAGTGCGATCGACGCGAAGATCGCCAGCGCCGCCGAGGGCATGCGCGGCGTGGTCGACCCGGCGAAGCGCAGCGCGGCCATTCGGAGCGCGTCGAGCGAGCTCGCGGGGGGCATCCGGACCGGAAGCACGGACGCCGCCCGGGCGGTGCGCGAGGGGTCGCAGGCGACCGGGAGCGCGATCGACGCGCTCACGGTGGGCGCGCGCACCCGCGTGGCCGAGCCGGTGGCGCGCACGTCGTCGGCGCTCGCCGCGCGCATCGCGGATGGGCTCGTGCAGGGCGCAGACGTGACCGCGGAGCGCGTGCGCGGCTTCGTCGGCGGGTCGCTGCGGCAGGTCGCGCCACGGGTCGCCGACGCCACCACGGCGGTTGCGACTCGGGCGGTGATGCACCTGCAGGCGATCGCCCCGCGCGCGCCCTCGCCGGTGAATGCCTTGCAGCCGGAAAAGCGGAGCATCACCCCCCAACAGGCGGCGAGCTTTGCGAAGAGCGTCGACGCGGTAAAGGACCCAACGATCCTTGTAAAACAGGTCGTGTCGGGGCAGGTTTCGCGCGAGACCGTGGAGGCAGTGCGCGCGGTATACCCGTCGCTGTTCGCCGTGATGCAAGGGCGCCTGCTCGACGAGGTGGCGAAGCTGCCGCGCGAGCTGCCGTACCCTACTCGCGTGAGCCTTTCGGTGCTATTTGATGTGGCACTCGACGCCAGCATGAAACCCGCAGTCATCGCGGGGCTTCAGTCTCAGTACTCCGCCCCCGTCGCACGCGGAACGCCTCCACCGAGACCACTGAACCCCAACGCGTTTCGCACTGCGGCGCCCGCGAGCGCCCGCCAAGAAGCCCCGCCCGGGCGGAAATGAGCACTCCCATGGACAACCTCTCCACGTTCACCACTTCGGCCTCTGCCACGCGCCCCCTTCGCGCCGGAGACAGCAAAGCGCCGAACTCCTGCGCCGCGCTGCTCATCACGGAGACCGCGGGATCTGCGGCCCGCGTGAAGTTCTACCGCTCGGCGCTCGCCAAGCCGGGCGCGTGTGCCGGCGCGGACGGCGTGGCGGGGCTCTGCACGGTCGGCGATCACACGGTGAAGGTCACCTACGTGACCGCGCAGGGCGAGACCGAGGCGGGCACCGCGTCGGCCACCATCACCAGCGCGGGCACGGTCAAGATCGACCTGACGGGTATCCCTGTGCTCACCGGCGCGGGCGCGGAGCTCGTCACGGGGCGAAACATCTACATGAACGAGGCGAGCGGAGCGACCTGGTACAAGGTCGACAGCGGCGCCGCGACGGTGCCGACGATCCCCGACAACACGACGACCACGTACAGCATCAACGTGGCCGACGCGACGCTCGCGGGCTACGTCGCCGCGCCCAGCGTGAACACGAGCGGCATCCTGAATGCCGACATCCGGCTCGCGGCCTCGCAGACGTTCTACATGTCCTTTCCCAACGGCGCGGTGAGCGCGTACCTCGCCCGGTGCGAGATCACCACCGGCGCGGCCACGTCCTACCTCTACGGGCAGTGACCGTGAACGCGCCGCTCCCGCGCCCCGCGGCGCTTCCGAGAGACGAGGCACCGACGCCCATCCCGCGCCGCTCCTCGCTGGAGGAGCTGCGCGCAGGCGAAGATCCCTACATCGCCGCGCTGGACGAGCTCCGCGCCGAGGTGCTGCGGCTCTCGGGGCGCCTGCCAGAGCTCGACGCGCGCACCTCGCGCACGGACCTCGAGCAAGAGGCGAAACTCGCCGACCACGAGACGCGGATGCAGCGGATCGAGGCGAGCGCCAAGGCGGCGGCGAGCGGGACCGACACCCTCGTGCATGCGCTTACCGGCTCGCTCTCGCCGAAGCTCCTGGGCGCCTTTCTGGCGCTCGGCACGCTCGCGCAGATCCTTCTACAGGCGTACCGCCAGATCCACGGGGGCACACCATGACCGCGCCCATCAACGGCCCGGCCCCACTGGCCGACATGCGCGACGTGAAGGCGCTGCGCGAGGTGGTGGACCGCGAGGCGCGCATCGCGCAGCTCCGCGAGGAAAACGCCGCGCTGTTCCGCGCCGAGGTGCGCAGCTTCATCGCGAGGGCCGAGAACGAAGCCCGGGAGAGCTCGCGCGACCGGGCCACGATGCTGGTGCACCTGCGCCGGCTGGTCGAGGTGCCCGGGGCCGAGCGCGAGACGCTGGCGCCCACGGCGTGGCTGGACCGCGCCGGCGCCTGGATGGCCGCGAGGCCTACAAATCGCGCGCTGCTCTACGGGATCGCCTTCGCGGCGCTCGCCGTCTCCGTCTCGGGGTGCCTCGCACACCCGCTGGCCCACGCGCTGCTGACCGGGAGGCCGCTATGATGGGACTGGACGACGGGGACGCGGCGGCGATCGAGCGCGCGGGCATCGGCCTCGCGGTGCTGTTCGCCGGGGCGGCTGCGGTGGCGCTGGTGGGCTGGCTGCTCGCGGGGTGCACGCAGCCCCCGCGGCCCGAGACTGCGCTGGAGGCGAGCGTGTACGCCGCCGAGCTCGAGGCGTGCGCGGTGCAGGCGTCGACCTGCCCGGGCTACGTGGCGTGTCGCTCGCGGGTCGCCGCTGCGCACGGGCGGACCTACGCGGGGCGGTGCGTCCCGTGAGCCTCCTGGTGCGCGCGTTCCTTGCCGCGGTCGAGGCGCTGGCGAGCGTCGTGGACCTGATCCGGGAGAGCGGCACCGAGGAGGAGCGCGAGGCGCTGTTGTTCGCGGCCGAGCGGATCGCATCGATTCACGCGAAGGCGAAATTCCCAGGGCTGGTGGAGCCATGAGCGGCCCTTGCCTTTGCTCGTGGTGCGTGGAGGCGCGGCAGCGGCGCGCCGAGGAGGCCGCCGAGCTGCGCGGCCTCGCGGCCTACGACCAGGCGCGGCACGCGAAGACCTCCGCGTGGACCGACGAGGAGCGCGCCGAGATGGCCGCGCAGCGGGCGCGGGACAACGCGCCGGGCATCGAGTCGCGGTTCGTGGTGCGCGAGTCGTGGGGCAACCCTTCGGGAGCGCCGAACAGTTCGCTCAGCGCCGCGCAGGCGGGCTGGGAAGTCGCCGTCGAGCGCATCCTCGCGGCCATGCCCACGCTCTCCGACGCGGAGCTCGACGCCATGCTGGACCGTGAGGACCGCGCCGCGGAGGCCGGCGTGCGCGCCCTGGCCATGCGCGAGGCGCGCCGGCGCTGCGGCGCGGGGTGTCCGTGATTCACCACGCCGACGTCCTCGACGCCCTTCGGGCGATGCCTGACAACTCGTTCCACGGGTGCCTCACGGATCCGCCGTATGGCCTGTCGCAGGGCAAGAAGGGCGGGACAGGCCAGGCCAGCGAGAACTTGAACTCACCCGCGGGCCGGTCGCGGGCAACCACGGGATTCATGGGGCACACGTGGGACGCATTCGTCCCGCCTGCCGAGGTCTGGCGCGAGGTCCTGCGCGTACTGAGGCCCGGCGCGCACATGCTCGCCTTCGGCGGTACGCGGACCTTTCACCGTCTCACCTGCGCCATCGAAGACGCGGGGTTTGAGATTCGCGACTGCATGATGTGGCTCTACGGGAGCGGATTTCCCAAGTCTCACGACGTGAGCAAGGCAATCGACAAGGCCAACGGCGACTGGCGCGGCAAGGCCGGCGCAGTCACATCCGGCAACGCTGCCATGGGAGGCCCGAACTACGCGCGTACGCCAAAGGGTGAGCCAATCGCAGAAGCCGCCCGCCAATGGGAAGGCCACGGCACCGCGCTCAAACCCGCATGGGAGCCCATCATCGTGGCACGCAAGCCCCTCGACGGGACAGTCGCGCAGAACGTCCAGCGGTGGGGCTGCGGCGCGCTGGCGATTGATGCGTGCAGGGTGGGCCATGATGAGCTCGCAAAGACGACCGCGCGAACCGCGCCGAGGTACTCGGGCCGCACCATGGCCAACGGCGTACGGGGCGGCGAACAATCCAGCGTTGCGGGTCCCGACCCCCTCGGCCGCTGGCCCGCCAACGTCATTTTGGACGGAGTGGAGGACCCTGTGCTACGCTTGCGGGACAATGTCGACCAACAAGTGGCGCGAGTCATCGGGCTCTATTTCCGTGGCATGCCAGACGTGCGGAGCGGAGACTCGCACGTTTCCGAGTCGGGCAAACCGGAAGAGGTTCTGCGGGAGAGACTGCTACGCGAAGTGGCTGAGCGCAAACCGAAGCGGAGCGAATCACAACATGGCCGGAAAGCGGCACCGCCCCGATTCCCTGGCGAAGATGCGGGAAATAAAGAAGGCACACGGACTCTTGAGGCGGGGGCCGAACTCGGCCAATTGGAAGGGCGGGACGTACCTGATGCGCGGCTACCGAATGGTGGCAACGAGTCCGGAGGACCGCGAACGATTCGCCGGGATGGTGAGTCCGTCCGGCTACGTGATGGAGCACCGGCTGGTGATGGCTCGCAAGCTGGGGCGCCCGCTGACGTCCAAGGAAGTGGTTCACCATCGGAACGGCACGAAGACGGACAACAGGGTCCGGAACCTCGAGCTTTCGGACAACGCGACGCACAAGCGGGAGCACCAGTCGATCATTCGGGAACTTCGGCGCCTGAGGCGAGAGAACGAGCAATTGAGGTCCGAGCTTCTCAAATTCCAGAAGGGTGGCTGAGCTACTTCGAGCCAACCGGGCGTGTCATCAGTGGCGAGGCCGGGCAGGCCATCGACTCGCAGACGGGGACGCTACGCAACGGCGGACAGAACGCGACGAGCAGGCGGGGTAGCCAGAGCGTGGCGCATGGCGGATACACCGACGGTGCACCAACGCGGTTTGCCGCCGACTCGGGAGGCGCCTCCCGCTTCTTCTACCAGGCCAAGGCGAGCAAAGCGGAGCGGAACGCAGGCGTCGAGGCGAACATCCACCCCACGGTCAAGCCCCTGGCCCTGGCCCGCTACCTCGCCCGCCTCATCCTCCCACCAATCCCAGATGCGCGCATGGTCGTTCCGTTCTGCGGCTCGGGCTCTGAGGTCATCGGCGCGCTACAGGCGGGATGGTCGCACGTCGACGGCATCGACTCTTGGGACGTTGCTGTGGATATCGCGCGGGCGAGGACCGCATGACCACCCTCCCCGGCCTCCGCCTCCCCGGCTACGTCGACGGCATCGACGTGTCCGCGGTCCAGCGCATCGCGGACCCCCAGGCGGTCTACGACGCGGGCTTTCGCTTCGCCTTCGTGAAGCTCAGCGAGGGCGCAAACTACTGCGACCCTCGCGCGCAGAGCCACCTCGCAGCCCTTCGCAGCGCCGGGCTGCACGTCGGGGGCTACGGGTTCGCGCGCGTCGCTGGCGAGCCTCGTGCGCAGGCGCGCGCCACGGTCGACCGGTGCGCGGGCGCGGAGCACCTCGTGCGGCCCGTGCTGGACCTCGAGACGGCGCCGGCGGACTGGAGCTCGGGCGCGCTGTTCGCGTGGGCGGTGGACTGGCTGGCCGAGGCGAGCCGCGCCGGGTGCGCCCCGGTGCTCTACTCGTACACGTCGTTTTTGTCCGGCCGCCTGACGGTGGCGGACCGGCGCACGCTGCTCGCCGCGGCGCCGCTCTGGCTCGCCCAATATCGCAGCATCACCAGCGCGTGGGCACCGGCCTCCGAGGCTGACATGCCGAAGGGCTACGACTGGCAGCTCTGGCAGTACTCGGGGGACGGTGGCCATCCGGTGCCGGGCATTCCGGGCGCCACGGACCGGAATCTGTTCCGCGGCGACGAGTCAGCGCTGCGCGCGTGGTTCGGCCTTCCGCCCGATGGCACGACGCTGGACATGGGCGGCCCGGTGCACGGGTCACACGTCGTTGACGCGGCGCTGGGGCGGGGCGAGGACTAGGGCTCCAGCCCGGTCTTCATTCCGTCAAGGCGTCGTCGGCCTCAGCCCATTGGACCAGTTCGGTCAGCACGTTGCCCGGCTTCCCGATGGCGCGGAGGAGGATGCGGCGGGCCAGCGTCGACTCATGCAGCAGCTCCGCCACCACGCCCGAGGCGCCGCGAGGGTGCGCCCTGCCGCGCGCGCGGAGCTCCGCAGCCACCTCGGGCGGCAGGTGGACCGTGACGCGCGTGGTGTGGCGCTGGGCGTCGGGGACGGGCTTGCCCGGCTTGCGCTTGCTCATCGCGCGCCCCGCGCGCCCCGCGCGAGCCATCGCAGCGCGCAGCCGGCGTCCTCCGCGCGCTCGACCATGACGCGCACGGCGTAGCGGTCCGCGTCGCTGTCGTAGGACAGGCGGCCCCGCAGGCGCACGAGGCGGTCGCCCTCGCGGACAGAGAGCGAGTACTCGCGGATGTAGGCGCGGAGGTCGTCCTCAGACGAGCACGCGGACACGCCGAGGGGCTGCGTCTCGACGCGCTCTTCGTCGCACGTCCAGCCGTCCGGGCGCCGGGGGTCGAGCAGCCCCTCCAGCGTCTCCGCGCCGCGGTGGATCCTGTAGGCCACGGCGTGGCCCGTCACGTCCGCCCGCTTCGCCCCTGCTGCTCGCTTCGCCATGTCGTGGAATCTAGTACGCTGGTGTACCAGCGCAACGGGTCCACGGTCGATTGTCCGCAAGTGCCCGTAACGCTTCGTTTCTTAGTCGCATGCAACTCATCCGCCCGCACAAGTGCGCGCCTACGACCGCCACACGGGCACGACCGCCCCCGGCGCGACGGCCACGCACGCCGCCAGCTCGCGCACGATGGCGCGTCGCTCCGGCCCCGTGGCGGCCTCCCACGCGCGCGCCAAGGTGTCGACGTCGGCCAGGCGCTCACGGCGCGGCCGCGCGTCCCGGGGCGCCTCGGCGAGCCCGCGCGGAGGCGGGCACGCCGTGGAGTATCGCGCCGCCATCGGACCGGCCAGCGATTACCCGCCCCGTCTCGATATCCCACTTGCTGGGTTCGTTCTTTTGCGGGCAAAGGTAGATGC